TCAGAAAAAAAAAAAAAAAAAACAACAAACAAAAGAAAGCAGGGCGCGGAAAGAGGAGGGGGGGGGGGGGGGGGGGGGGGGGGGGGTAGGGATACTTTTAGATTGCGAATGCACTTGCCATTGGTTCTCACGCTCCAAAGTAAAATCTGAATATAGAAACACTTTTGTCACAAAACTTACCTATAATTTGTGACAGAACTACTGCCTACCCACTCAATAATATTAACAACTAAATATAGAAATACCTAAAATGTCGAACCACGAGAAAAAAATAGAGCAATACTTTTTTCTGGAAAAAAAGACTATAGAAACCATAGAAACAATTCTTTGTCCTGGTGTTATAGGATTTAAGAATTTAAGAGATGATACGGCATGGTTTTCCATATCAAAAAATATAGGGGAATCCCTTTTAAGAAACCTTAAAAAAAGAGAATACACAAATATTTTCTTATACCCTTGTCCTAAAAAGTCTTATTTACAAATTAAGCAAGACTTTATTGAAATTTGTAACCTCCATAAAAAAGAAGGCTGGAAAATAACAAACCGACAATACAAACTAAGAGTTAGGGCACAGATCGAAGAAGACTTTAGGGATAATACTAAATACCTTGTATATGTATACCTTTGTGGGTATAATGCTGTAATTAAGGTTTTAGGGGTTTTTTTTAATATGGGGGAAGCCAAGGGCCTGATTAGGCACATAGAATTGAATGGCGGCGATTATAACGCATCTGAGGTGTATTTAAAAGAGACTCAGAAGGGTATAATGGAAGAGTATAAACAATTCTCACTAAAGGGGGAATATGAGAAGTTATTTAAATAAGCTGTTAGTTTTCTCACTATTGTTACAATTAGGTTGTATTGTGTTTCTATATGTGTTATACTGCGATTATGTAGAAGAGAATAAGAGGTTATGGGTTCGTATAGCTATTCAGAAGGATAGGGCGGATAAGCTAGAAATGGCTATTAAGAGTATGTGCCCGGAATGTAGGACGAGATGAACTTAAACGAAGAAGTAAGGTTTTATATGTGCGGGGTTGATTGGCAATATGAGCTAGGGAAAGCCGCAGATGGAACTATTTTATATCCTTCAGTTAATAGTTTGAAAAAATATAGGAGTTGTTGGAAGGAATGTGGCATTGTTGAAATTACTATTAATGTTTCCCAGTTGAAGTGGATTGAACCTCAAGATTTTTCAAAAATAGGAAAGTAAATGACGGTTAAAGAATTAATAAAGCTATTAGAACCCCAGCCGCAAGATGCCCAAGTTATTATGTGCATGGATTGGACTGAGAATGTAAAACATCCGGAGAAGTATGAACAATGGGAGGATGATTTGGGAGAAGTGGCTAGTACCCATGATAGACACGGTAAATGGGGTTATCTATTAAATAAAAATTTTAAATGAAAAAAAGAATAAAAATAATTCCTAGTAAATCTGTATTTTGTGATGTTGATGATACGTTAATTAAGTGGCCGACGAAAAAAAGATCCTTTCAAGATAATCCCAAAGCCATTAAACTTAACTTCCTTGGTAATAAAATGACGGTTCTTCCTCTGGAAGAGAATATAGCGAAATTAAAGTCTTTTCATAAGAAGGGTTATGAGATTGTAGTATGGAGTCTAAGCTCTAAGCAATGGGCCGAGTATATCGTTAAAAAACTTAATTTAACAAATTATGTAGATGTTTGTTTAAGCAAGCCCGATTTTTATATTGATGATAAAGATGCGGCGGAATTCATGTTGCCCGATAAAAGAATATACCATCCATTGTTATGATCAATTTTTTTAAACAGTTTTTAAATTTTCTTCGAGTATATCCAGATACTAAAGTTATTATCTTTTATGAAGTAACATATCTTAATAAAAATCAAGACCTTATCACGATTTTTGTAATGAATAAAAAAGACTTAAAACGCTATACCCATTTGAATGAGTATAAAGCAAAACGTAAATTCGTTTGGAAAGCGATATAATGGAAACTAATAAAAGAGTATGTAAGAAGTGTATGCGAGTCCATCTACGGACGTTCTCCGGAAAATGGGGGGAGTTTAAACAATGGAGAGACGAGCATGGTTTACTTTGGAATGGTAATGTATGCGGAGCTTGTAATCGCGTCCGAGTTAGGGAAAATGTCAGAGAAAAACGAAAAATCAACACTCCGGAATCGGGAACCTAATATTGAATTTCTTTTAACTCAGTTGAAAGATTTAGACTCTATTATTGAAAAATCAGTTGATTTAATTGAAAAGCTAGAAAATAACAAAGAACTTCAAGAAATGTATCTAGACGAAGTTAAACCCTTTGTAGATGAATATAAGAGCGTTTCTAAGGAGTTGGTGCAGGATTTTATTGAGCATTTTAAATGGGAAAAGTCTATTAACAGACCGAGGAGTTTAAGATATCGAAGGATTTATAGTCAGTTAGTTTCAGATATTAAGGTCGGAAAAAACGGTTTTTGTTGACGGGCGGATATAAATCTATATGTGTCCAGGACCCGCTATGGTTCTCCATACGAATTCCAAGTCTTTCTAATTCAGTAACTAGTAAAGTTCTAGCTTCACTTGCGGTCATTGAAATTACTCTAAAGTCAACGGCCAAACCAAAAATGTGAGCAGATTTAGGAGCACCACCAACCATAGCATTATAAGATTTTCCGTGATAGGTGGATTTAGGACAATTTACATAATTTGGTCTAATCCAACAATTAACGATGATTGGCTTTCCTAAAACCTCTCTGATTAATTCCATTTTTTCCACAGTTTTTAGAATATTGTCTTTTTCTTCTTTTGATGGACTATGGTATATCTCCCAGGATGGAAGATATAGAGCGTCTTTGACAGTAAAATGCTTGCTTATCAATGACTTAGGATTATTCCAATCAATAGATGTTTTATCCATATACTATAGTTGTTAAGCCTATTTCTTTTAACAACTATATTTAAAGGTGCAAACCGCTAACAGCCGTTTTTGCGGCAGCGTTCAGTTTAACTGATATTATAAAAGAGTAGCGAGCTTAGCCTAAATTTTTTAAAGGAAAACATGAATAAATATAAAAACTTAGTGCTTTTATGTCTTTTTGTTTTAGGCTTTGGAAAAACCCTATTCTTTTCTCCATCTTTGTCAGATGTTGGAATAGTGCTAGTTTTAGGATTAGTATTTAGTTTTTGCGAGTATAAACAAACTGAAAAAAAGTATACTGATTTAAAAAATCAAGTAGATAAACAAGATATTGAATTAAAAGAACTAAAAGAAAAAGTAACTTCAATTAAAATTATTCAACAAGTTAAACCGAACAGTTTAGGATTTAAGTAAAATGGATATTGATGAACTATCAAAGCAGTTCACAAGCATTAAAGAATTGCGTCAATATTGTGCAAGCCAACATCATGTAATTAATGAACTCAATAAAAAAATTATAATTCTTGAAGAAGAAAAAAAACAATTAGAAGAACTTTTATCTAAATCGGTTCCGGTTATCGGCGATTCATCTATTGAAGTTTATAAAGAAGTATCCGATGAAATGACCGTTTGCTTAACTCAGATTAAAATATTACGCGAAAAGGCAATTAGAGAAGAGTTAACTTACGAAGAAGCAAAAAAGCTAGATATTTATGTAAAAACTCTTATTAGTTTAAGAGGTTGGAAAAAAGAAAAGGAAAACCCTAAAGATAAACTTACAGAAGAAGAACTTTTGGCGGTTTTAGGGGAAGAAGAAAAATAATGGCTGGTATTTCTAAAACAGACGCGCGTAACGAATTATGGAAACGTGGCGCTCTACATACATTTAAATTAGATGAAAACCAAAAAGGTTTTGAAGAAAAAATTAAGAATACTAAGGATAAAGTTGTTGTTATCCTATGTTCTAGACGTCAAGGAAAAACATACTGGGCTTTAACGCATTCAATCGCAACATGTCTAAAAGCTCCAAATGTTATTGTAAAGTTCGTTGCACCAACTAAGAATATGTTAAGGGATATTATTGAACCCTTAATGATACAGATTTTAGAAGATTGCCCGGATGAACTAAGACCGCAATACCTTAAGAATAGAACTACTTATAAATTTACAAACGGTTCTATGTTACAAATGGCCGGAACCGATAATGGTCATGCTGAGAAACTTCGCGGAGGATTTGCACATTTATGTATCGTTGACGAAGGACAAACTTGCAACGATTTAACTAATACAATTAGAAGTATTTTGATTCCTACTACGGCGACCACTGGCGGAAAGATTATTATTTTAGGAACTGCCCCAGAAGATACTGAGCATGAATTTAATTTTTTTATTGAGGATGCCGATCTTAAGGGTAACTTAATTAAGAAAACCATTTATAAAAATCCTAGAATGACTAAAGAAATCATTGAGGATATCGCGGCTTCTTATCCAGGAGGAAAGAATGATCCAGCGTTTAGACGAGAATACTTATGTGAGATTATTAAGAATGAAAAGTATTCAGCATTGCCAGAATTTACTGAACAGTTAGAAAAGGAAATTGTAAAAGATTGGAAAAGACCTCCATTTTATGATTACTATGAATCAATGGATTTAGGCGGTAAAGATCTTACTGTTGTATTATTTGCATATTTTGATTTTAGAAATGCTGTTGTTGTAATTGAAGATGAAATCATCATGAACTTTCAAGAAAAAGACCAGCATATTAAAACTCTAGTTAAAAATATTCAGGATAAAGAACGAGAAAGATTTTCTGATCCCTTGGTTCACGAAGTAAGAGAACCATATTTAAGAGTTTCAGATTTAGATTATATAGCATTAAAAGAAATTCGAGAACATAGTTATAACAAAATTAATTTTATGACGACCAAAAAAGATGAGAAGGAAGTCGCTGTTAATAATCTTCGAATCATGCTAAATAATAAAAGAATTATTATTAATCCAAGATGTTCAACACTTATTAAACATCTTAGAAATGTTAAATGGAATAAGAACAGAAAAAATGTTTTCGCTCGTTCCCCTGATTTTGGTCATTACGACGCAGTAGATGCGTTAATTTATTTAGTGCGTTCTGTTGTTTACGGCAAAAATCCTTATCCGGCTCATTATGATCTTAACCAAAAAGATTTAGTTCTTTTGGGAAATAATAATCAACCAAAGGATAATGCAGTTGAAATTTTTAGAGCAATTTTTAAAGTAGGAAAGAAATATGGCAGATAAAGATAATTTATATTTTGCGGCAAAACCTTCTTCTGATTTGGCCTGTATCTTATTAGAACGAGCCCAATCTTTTTATAGTTTTTTAAATGCAAATGAATACCTAGTTAAAGTTCTAGATAACTGGAGATATTACTATGGATTTTTTGGTAATAGTATGTCATTGGGGCATCACGTCAGTTATACTGGAGAACAAGGTGAGCTTGTATCTTTACCTGTAAACCATTATCGAAATATTGCAGAGCATATTAAAGTGATGATTACTGCTGTTAGGCCGATTATGGAAGCCCGCGCAGTTAATACTGATTATAAATCTTTAGCCCAAGCTTATCTAGCTAATGGAATTTTAGATTACTACATGCGAGAACAAGGACTTGAAGAGGCTTTAAAGTTGGCCGTTGAAATGGGAATTGCCCTTGGTTCTGGGTTTATTAAAATGGAATGGAACTCAACCGCTGGCGATAAATATGATTATGATAGTGATGCGGGAACCTATAGTTATACTGGTGAAGTTGAATTTACTAATTTATCCCCTTTTGATGTTGTATTTGATGGAACAAGAGAAACTTATAAACCAGATTGGGTACTAACTAGATCTTTTAAAAACCGTTATGATTTAATGGCAAAGTACCCCGAGCTTGCTGAAAAAATTCGGAATGTTCCAGTAAGAGATTATAATAAAACCTATCGTTTAGCGCTTTGGACGAACGATCAAACGGATGATGTTGCGGTATACGAATTCTTTCATAAAAAAACCGAATCAATGCCAGAAGGTCGCTATTTATTATTCTTGGACCAAGATGTACAATTAATGGATGCACCTCTTCCATACAGGTCCCTACCTGTTTTTAGAATTACTCCAGCTAATATCATGGGAACTCCTTATGGTTATAGCCCGATGTTTGATATTTTCCCGCTACAAGAAGCCTTAAATTCTTTATATAGTACCATATTAACGAATCAAAACGCTTTCGGAGTGCAGAGTATTTTCGTTCCTAGAGGTTCAGATATAGCCATTTCTTCTTTAGAAGGCGGCCTTAATATCATGCAAGGCAACGAGCCCCCAGTTCCGATTCAATTAACTTCTACACCTAAAGAAACTTTTCAATTTATTGAGATGATGATTCAAGCAATTGAAACGCTTTCTGCCGTTAATAGTGTAACACGAGGTCAACCGGAAGCATCATTAAAATCCGGAAACGCTTTAGCTCTTGTTCAATCTATGGCAATTCAATATATTTCAGGCTTTCAACAAAGCTATGTGAAGTTAGTTGAAGAGATTGGAACTCAACTTATTAATAATTTAAAAGATTTTGCGAAAGCGCCGCGAGTAGCTGCTATTGTTGGCAAGAACAATAGAACAATGCTTAAAGAATTTACCGGAGATGATTTAGTTTCTATTAACCGCGTTATTGTTGATATTGGTAATCCATTATCAAGAACTACAGCGGGCCGCGTACAAATGGCGGAACAGATGCTTCAAATGAATCTTATTAAAACCCCGTCTGAATATTTTCAAGTTATTAATACTGGTAAATTAGATACTGTATTTGAAAATGATTTACATCAACTTCTATTGATTAAACAAGAAAATGAAAAAATGATGGAAGGACGAGATCCTTTAGTTGCTCCTGGAGATTTGCATAGTACCCATATTAAAGAACATAATGCGGTTCTATCTGATTCAGATATCAGAGATAATCCCGAAATTACTAGAGTTGTAATGGATCATATTCAACGACATATGGATGCATTAACGAATACTGATCCTAGATTACTAATGATTATTGGTGAACAACCTTTACCTCCAGCACAACCTATGATGCATCCTCCGCTTATGGCACCAATGCCTAGACAACAAGGCGAAGAAGGCTCAGCCGCTCCAGTAATGCAACAAGATCCTGGATTACCACAAGCGGGCGAAATAATTAATAATCAATCTTTACCGGCTCCGGCATCTCCTCCGCCGCCATTTGAGGGATTACCAACTAACCCGGCAAATAATCTTATACAAGGATAACTTATGGATGAACAAGAATTTTTTGGCTCAGTAAGAAAAGCCTTTGGAAATAATTCTGTACAAGAATCAGAAGAAGAGAAAAAACGCCGTTTAAAAGCGGAAGCTCTAAAACGAGTTAAATCGAAGTCACTCGAACCGGCTCTAACTGATTTTTTTCAGAAACAAATGGATAAATAACAATGCCTCCTATTTGGTCCAGCCTTGATGCTGCGGAAATTATTCGTGCGGCTTTTGATGAAGCCACGGGTACGTTCCGAACCACAGCTACGGCAGTTATTATCGGCGGGGATGTAACCGTTGATATTGATGGCGTTTATAATGCCTTAATTAATCCAGATCCTGACAATATCGGACTAATTGCTCATAATAGAGCTTCATCCCCATTAGATTCTGATCAAGTAAACCGAATCACTTCAGTTAATAATATAACGGTTCATGCACTAGATGTGGCATTACATCACTCTGATGCTACAGATATAGATTCAGGTAATCCTTTATTTATTGCAGCAATCGATCTTGATATAAGAAATTTAGATCAATCTTTGGACAGTATTCGTATCGGTGACGGAACGAATTTTTTTACTTCTACTAGCGTTTCTGGAAAACAAGGACTAGATGTAAATATTATTAATGCGTCGGTTATAATTGCCGATCCTGTCACCGTTAATCAAGGAACTAATCCTTGGATTGTGGACGGTTCTGGTTTCACTCAGCCCATTTCCGCCATTTCTTTACCGCTTCCAACTGGAGCTTCTACTGAAGCCCAACAAATCATTGAGAATGGTTTATTAACTAGCATTGATAATAAACTTGTTAGTTTAACTACAGCGCCAGATATAAATGAATTAGGATTAATTGTAAGAAACCTTGAATCTAGCATTGAAGAAATTTTATTAAATAATGCAACAATTGCAACTACTACACCAATTTTAGTTACTTCGGATTTAGCTTTAGATAAAGAAATAAATTGCTCTGTTGTTATTAATGGGCCGGTTACTGGTGGATCTCCAACGCTTCAATTTACAGTGTATGATGTAGATCCAGCAACTGGCAACTTGACTTCTCATGCAACAATGTCTCCAGTTTATACTTCTCCAATTGTTGCCAATATTTTTACCCATTATACTAAAACTGGACATATTCAAGTTGTTGCTGATGTAACTGGAACTACTCCTTCGTTTGGTGGAGCATATCTCTCTATAGCGGTCAAGAACGCTCAGGATATGAGTGTCATGGAGAATTCTTTATCATCTATTGATTCTAAAATTCCTTCCGGCCTTACGGTTGTCGCCACTAGACTTTTAGTTGATGGAAGCGGCGCAATACAACCTATTTCTGGCACTGTTACTGCAAATCAAGGGACTTCTCCTTGGGTAATTGGTGATGGGGGCGGTTCTATAACAGTTGATGGAACTGTTACGGCAAATCAAGGTGGAGCGCCTTGGAGCCAGAATATTACCCAAGTTGGTGGTTCTTCACTAACTCTTGGCCAAAAAACAATGGCCAGCAGTATCCCTGTAGTTATTGCTTCAGATCAAAGCTCAATTCCTGTTCAATTAGTTAGTAGCGCCATTAAAACATATTCGGCATCGGTAACGGGTTTAGCAACTGCGGCACTCGGCGCTACGGATATTTTTACGATTACGGGTAGTGGAACACAAACTGTTAAAGTTAAAAAGATTAGAGTAACAGTTACTAGATCTTCTAGTACAACTAATAATGTTTTATTAATTAAAAGATCTACAGCAAATAGTGGAGGAACGAGTAGTGCGGCAATAGCAGTCTCTCATGATTCAAATAATGCGGCGGCAACTGCTACAGTATTATCATATACAGCAAATC